ACAGCAAAATCCGAGGTGGAGAAGTTCAGCATACAGGTGTTGTCCCATTCCTCAAAAAGTTTGAAGCAACAGTCAGATGCTGCACTCAAAATGGCATCCGAGGTGGATCAGCGACTGTCCACTTCCCAATCTGGCACCAAGAAATCGAAGACATCATTGTCCTAAAAAATAATAAAGGAACTGAAGATAACCGAGTTCGTAAACTAGATTACAGCATTCAAATCAGCAAACTGTTCTATGAGCGTTTTATCAAAGACGAAGAAGTCTCACTCTTCTCTCCCCACGATGTTCCTGGTTTGTATGATGCTTTTGGCACTGATCGATTTGACGAGTTATATGTGGGTTATGAACGAAATGCATCTGTTCCAAGAAAGACTATCCGAGCTCAAGAACTCATTCTGGACCTCTTGAAGGAGAGAGCAGAGACTGGTCGAATCTATATCATGAATATCGATCACTGCAACTCACACTCATCGTTCAAAGATAAAGTGAACATGAGTAACTTGTGTCAGGAGATCACACTTCCTACAGACCCTATTGATCACATCGATGATCAGTTTGGAGAGATTGCTTTGTGCATTCTGTCTGCTATCAACGTTGGCAAAGTAAAGTCTGATGAAGAGTTGGAAGAACTTTGTGATCTTTCAGTTCGTGGGTTGGATGAACTGATTGACTATCAACAGTATCCAGTCAAAGCAGCAGAGATCGCTACAAAGGCACGGAGATCGCTTGGAATCGGTTTTATCGGTCTTGCCCACTATCTTGCTAAGCTTGGGTTCAAATACGACTCTCAAGAGGCATGGGATGCTGTCCATGGACTCTCTGAGTCCTTCCAGTTTTATCTGTTGAAGGCATCCAATAATCTTGCCAGAGAAAAGGGACATTGTGAGTACTTTGGTCGCACGAAGTACGCTGATGGTATTCTTCCGATTGACACATATAAAAAAGAAGTTGATGAAATAAGTTCTGTTACATATCAGCATGATTGGAATTCTTTACGGGATGATATCAAAATCTATGGACTGCGACACAGCACGTTGTCCGCACAAATGCCATCGGAGAGCAGTTCCGTTGTGTCAAACGCAACAAATGGAATCGAACCTCCCCGTGGATACCTGTCCGTTAAGAAATCCAAAAAGGGACCCCTTAAGCAGATTGTTCCGCAATATTCTTCCCTGAAGAATAACTATACATTGCTTTGGGATATGGAAAGTAATCGTGGATACATCAATGTTGTTGCCATGATGCAAAAGTTCTTCGATCAGGCAATCTCTGGTAACTGGAGTTACAATCCAGAAAACTATAATGACAATGAGGTTCCAGTGTCCGTCATGGCACAAGACCTTTTGACTACATATAAGTATGGGTGGAAAACTTCTTATTATCAGAACACCTACGACAGTAAGAACGATGAAGTAGAACCTGAAAAGAAAAACGAACTCGATGCTCTAGTAGCAGAACTATCACAAGTAGAGGAGGGAGAGTGTGAATCCTGTGCAGTTTAAAGTTTCTAAAATCGAAAATAGACCCGCTGCCCACATTGGCGGCATGACAGTTTTTAATACAGAGCAAGTGAATACCAAAAAACAACCAATGTTTTTTGGTGCTCCACTAGGAGTTCAAAGATACGATTCTTACAAATATCCAGTTTTTGAAAAACTAACAACACAACAACTTGGTTACTTCTGGAGACCCGAAGAAGTGTCTCTCCAGAAAGATCGTGGAGATTATCACACTCTTCGCCCAGAACAGAAACACATTTATACTTCTAACTTGAAGTATCAAATCATGCTTGATTCTGTTCAGGGAAGAGCACCTGCAATGGCATTTCTTCCATACTGCTCACTTCCAGAACTGGAAGCATGTATGGAAGTGTGGGGATTCATGGAAATGATTCATAGTCGTTCTTACACTTATATCATTAAGAACATTTATTCTGACCCATCTGAGGTGTTTGACACTATTACTAAAGACGAACGCATTCTAGAGCGTTCTAGAAGCGTTACAGAGTCGTATGACTCTTTTATTTCTAGTGCTCAGGAATATGGATCTAGTAATCAGTGGCAACATAGATTAGAAGGCGTTCCAAACGCATTGGATAATCTCTATGAAGTCAAGAGAAATCTCTACAGAGCAGTCGCCAATGTCAATATCTTGGAAGGCGTTCGCTTTTATGTCAGTTTTGCTTGCTCTTTTGCATTTGGTGAACTTAAGCTTATGGAGGGATCCGCTAAGATCATCTCCCTTATTGCAAGAGACGAGAACCAGCACCTGGCGATAACTCAGAACATTTTGAATAAGTGGAGAGAAGGTGACGATCCTGACATGAAGAAAATTGCTCAAGAAGAAGAGCAATGGGTATATGCAATGTTCAATCGTTGTGTTGATGAAGAGAAGCGTTGGGCAGAGTATCTGTTCAAAGATGGATCAATGATTGGTTTGAATGACAAACTTCTTCAGAAATATGTTGAGTGGGTTGCTAACCGTCGTCTGAAAGCGATTGGTTTGAAACCACAATATGATGTTCCCGCTAGTAACAATCCTCTGCCATGGACACAACACTGGATCTCTTCTAAGGGTCTCCAGGTCGCTCCTCAAGAAACAGAGGTCGAATCATATGTCGTCGGAGGCATTAAACAAGATGTCAAAAAAGACACCTTCGCAGGATTTCAACTATAAGTTTGAATATCAATGGGGTGGAGAGGATACATGGTATACTAAGGGCAAGAGATGGGCGAACAAACAAAAGTTCCCCATCAATCATCTTGCCCTTGGTTTGATACAATGGATTTATGAAAAGTGGGTCGAAGGTAAAGTTGACCTCACAATGGCAGATGTGGACAAACAAGTCAAATACATGGGGGAGATCTGGGACAAGGAAGATGAACAACGAGCAAATAAAGCAGAGATCGTGGAGGAGGGATTATTTGGAGAGGAAGGCTGGTCTATCAGCATTTCAAATCCAGTTGTTGAAAGAAGGTCCGAAGAAACTGACGGACGCTTGGGCATTAGGAGCGATGAAAAAGGATTGGGAGGATCATTTCCAGATCCGTGGGGAGGAGACTGGAACGATGCAGTCATCAACTGGGATCGAATAAATAGAGAGAGATCATCATGAACATGTGGCAGAAGATAAAGAGTATTCAAATCCCTGGATCTATCGTGGCAGCGTCTTTGACGGGTCTGATATTGGGGACAACTATGGCTTTGTTTACCGTATTGCCAGCAAGACCACCAAGAGGCAATATATTGGAAGAAAATATTTCTTTTCAAAACGAAAGCCTAGAAGTAGTAATAAGACTGGAAAGCGGAGAAGAGTTACAAGTGAGAGTAACTGGCGCAACTACTATGGAAGTTGTCCAGAGCTTAAAGAAGATATTGCAAAGTATGGACGGGACGATTTTACTAGAGAAATCCTCTCCTTACATGAAACTCCTGGCAGAGTAAACTACGAAGAGACCCGTCAACTTTTTCTTAATGATGTTTTAACGAAAAGCTTGACAGATGGAGTCCCTGCATTCTATAATAGCAACATTCTTGGTCGGTATTACCGCAAGGATTACTTTGAGTCACCCATGCCATAGGCAAGAGGTGAATGCAGATTTCAGTTTTACTTAATGCTTAGAAGTTTACTTACAACAGCATTTTCCATGGTCGCTGTGCTTCCTTTACAGGCAAGTGCAGCGACTTGTGGTTATGCGTCGCACTATGGAGTTGGTGATGGTTTTCATGGAAATACCACTGCTAATGGAGAACGATATAACGCTTATGGGAAAACAGTTGCTCATCGATGGTTGCCCTTTGGAACTAAACTGAAGGTAACTAATCAGCGCAATGGTGCTTCTGTTATTGTCCGTGTGAATGATCGTGGTCCTTACATTCGTGGAAGAGATCTAGATCTCTCTTATGGTGCTTTTTCTCAGATTGCTCCTCCATCACAAGGAGAAGCAAAAATTTGCTATAATATTATCTAAATATTGTGCCTCTTTATCGGCACTATATGAACGTCGATCTACACAATTTCTTCAAGTATTATTCCGAAGATAATCAGCAGCATATTGCTGCTGTACAATGGTTAGAAGATAATCTTCCAACCGAGTTTCTGTCTGATGATTCCGAATGGGTCAAAATCTTTAGACAGAAACCAAAGTCATCTGTATTAGAAGTTCCTTACTTCCCACAGACTGACAACTACAGAGACGGTGAACGTACCTGTAACTCATCCTCTTGTGCTATGGTCCTTGAGTATTTCAAACCAGGCACACTCAAAGGGGCAAAGGGTGATGATGCGTATGTCCAAAAAGTATTCAACGTTGGTGACACCACAGATCACACAGTTCAGACTAAAGTATTGAACATGTATGGTTTGAAATCAACGTTCCATTATGATCTTTCTTTTAATGATCTGGATACAGAACTTGCACTTGGTCGTCCAGTTGTCATCGGTATCCTTCATCGGGGTCCTTTGTCTGCTCCTAGAGGTGGACATATGTGTGTAGTGATTGGTAAGAAGGGCGAAGACTACGTTGTGAACGATCCTTATGGTTCTCTCAACGATGGTTACTCTTCTGACGTATATAATGGACGTGGCGCAGTCTATAAGAAGTCAGAACTAGCAGTTCGCTGGTGTCCAAATGGGAAGGATGGTTGGGGACGTGTATTCAAACCCTGATCTTTGACAAATCATAAATATTCTGGTATCATGCTTAAGACCCACTTCGGTGGGTTTTTTATTATGAGATCTTGATTTGATTTTGTGCCGTGGAGTTTGCCCCCTGAGAAGCGGGGATATGCCCTTTCTCTATACGGATGTAGAGTTCAATACGTATTAATGCTTTTTAAAAAACTTTTCGCCGTCACAGCAGTTTCATTGGCAACTCTTGGTTGCACCAGCACACATGCTGAATTAATGAGTGGAGAAGCGATTCCAGTAGTGGGGACAGTTGATCCAACAAAGATTGTGGAATTGGAAGTTGAGACGAAAACCTGGAAATGTCCTGGATGTAACGATAATGAAAAATATGTCCTCGCACAACTCCAAGAAAAAACCAAGATCTCAGATCGTAATGCACTTGCTACGATCATGGGAAACATTAAGTCTGAAAGCAACTTCCATCCCAACATTTGCGAAGGAGGGGCTAGAGTTCCTTACAACGCTTGCCGTCGTGGGGGTTATGGTCTTATTCAGTGGACCTCAATAGGACGTTATAACGGTCTAGGATCCTTCTGTAAACGTTATGGGTGTGATCCATCTTCA